GCTAATTTTTCCTATTGAAAAATTCCATAAAAGTCATAAAGGGGAAGCAATATTAGTCCCTAGTTTTTGCTTTTATTTTCCAATTTCATTTTGGTAAAATAGTTTTGTACTATTTCCATTTCGTCCGTAGTGGGCCATTCAGAAGATGGCAGCTCACCACTCTTTAAAGTGGGATAATCAGGGAGATAAACAATAAGCATATCGGCGCGAAGAAAATTCGCAGTCCCAAAATTCAAAGAAAAGCTAGCACCACTGGTAGCATTCTGAATGGCAATGGATAACATCGCATTGCCAACAGTTCCAGGATTACTTTGAACATAAGAGTAAGTATAATTAACAAACAAGTTCAAAAGTGTGCAATTGAATAAAGTGGGAGTAAAAGTTGGCGTATTGCCTGCAGATACAGTATAATAATTAAGCTGTATCCAATAGGCACCACCAGTAATAGCTGGCAGGGAACACAAAGTAGTGCTGGGAAAAGAAGAACCCAAATTTCCAGAAACATGAACACTCGAATTGAACGGGAAAGAGTTACTAGGAATAATGAATTGCCAAAAATCATAAGCCATGCCAGGATCAACCTGGGCCGGTATTTTAGGTTTGAACAATTCTACTTCGTAAGTAACCCAAAGTTCACCAACGACACCACTGGCAGCTTGCATGCCAACGGTCCCAATGTTAAAGCGACCCATATCATAAAGACGTGGATCAGCTCCAACAGGAATTGTTTCGTTGCGAACATAAAGTTCAGTAACAGTAGTTTGAACTTTCGCACATTCTATCGGATGATAAAAATTCATGCTTGGTTTGCTGGAATTAGCAAAAACATAATTTTCCATTTCGAATTTATTATTAAAAGGCGCATCTAGCACATTATATTGAGTGGCCATAATCACTGAGCCCAAGGCAGAGCTGGTGGCGGTTGAAAGCACAGCATCAGATGCAAGTGATTTAAATTCAAACACCATTCCACGAACTCTATATTGTTCAAAGCTTTGGGCCATGCTAGATAACCAAGGAAAAGTAGTTGCAATTCCAACATTTATCGGGAACATATTTAAAGCGAAATTCACTGTGGCAGGGATATCCTGTAGATACTCACGATGCCTTACAATGAATCCACCATTATTAATACTATTAACCACAGCAGGCGGATCTAATCCACCAGTAATTAAAGAATTACTCTGTATTCTATAATCACCAAATCCAGTTATAGCTTTTATCAAAGCCGGTATTCCTTTCATAGCAAAAGTGCCAAGTTTATCAAGAAATCCAATTTGCGGGCGACGGCGCGGACGCATCCTACGCCTAACAATGGGGCGAACCTGAACAACGCGGGTGACTCTGGAGCCACGAACACGTTTTCCGTTACGCCTATTTCGAACAACAACCTGCTTAGACATGTTGTCCCCCCAGGCACAGATTGGGAAGGTTAATATTATGATTATCTCTATAATCAATATCAGCTGAATACCTTTCATAATAATCTGCGCAATCTGGGTGATAATCAAGCATGCCACCCAAATCAATTGGGGACAGGTCATTTTTATTATCCAAAATGTTTTCAATACGAATTTGATCATTAACGCAAATGCCATAAAGGCGTTCAACCATAAGTCGAGTTTTAATGCCTGGCTTTTTAAAATCAAATCCAAATGAGTTATAATATTGAAATGCTTTTTGCATCATTTCCATTTCATAATTATTCATTCTTTTATCAACATAAGTTCGGCCACCTTTCTCAGTTATTCTGAGTCCATAGGCGGCCAAAGATTGCAAAATTGGACATCCGGGATATTGAAATCCCAAGGATAATGATTTGCAACGAAGCAAATCCCGTAATTTTGCAGGACTAGCATGAGTATATCTTTGTGTTGTCCAGCCAAAATCTAACATTTCGAGCATAGGATCAGTAATTATATCACGCTCATCTTCATCGGCTAACAAACCACAAAAAGAAGCATGACTCAAGCTAGCATGGAATTCCATTTTTATTGTAAAGCCAA